GGCTTCAGGCCCAGCCTCTCCTATTAACGCCAATGTTGGGCGATTTACGATTCCACCTTCAGCCATTTTTGGTATGCCACCAGCCGCAATTGTTGTAACTATGCGGTTAACGCTTTCGGTCACCCGAACTGTCACATCAACAGTGCGTTGCATTTTGGCCGCAATCGCATCCATTTTTGCCATTAATTTTGGTGTCATTAAATCCAATTGGGCTTGAATGCCGTCAACCATCTTTTGCGCGGAATCAATACCGCCTTGATACCACTTAGCGGCCGCGTTCATGCCAACTTTTTCAGCCGCGCCATTTGCCGAATCGACTAGGGCATTTGTCTCATCAATTGCCGCCTGGCCACCTTTAATAAGTTCCGATGCGATAGCCGAACCTGCAACCGCGCCCGCTTCCAAAACTTTCGCTAACGCGTCTTTGCTCAAATTCTTGTCAAGTAGTTCCTGAATCTTGCGCGCATATTCAACAACACCCGCAACCTGTGTTCGTAAACCGTCTAGGAATCCTGCTCCCGTTTCTTCGCCTGCGGCTTGCGCATCAGAAAAACTAAACGCCGATTTAATGCCATCACTAACACTTGTAGCAAAATCATTGAACGCTGTTTTCGCATCATCTAAAGCATCTTTTGCATTATCTAACGCATCGCCCAAACCTTCTTTTAAAGCTTTGGCATAGGATTCAACTTCCTTTTTTGCACCACCAACAGCGGTTTCAGTGTCTTTAAATTTTTTGTTGAAAATCCCCGCTTCGTCTGCCATGCGCATTGTTTGTTGTGCGCTTCGGCGTAAGTCTTCGTTGTAAGCACCTGTTGCACCTGATGTGCCTTCGAATGCTTCGCGCGTTTTTCCTAACAAATACCACACTTGCGAAAGCGGGTTTTGCATTGCTTTTAAAATCCCGGTGGTTTCTTTAATTTTTGTATTTGCTTGACCTGTTGGTGTTGGGATGTGTTCTAACGCTTGCGACAAAAACAAAATGTTTTTCGTTGCTGTTTCTGCTTGCTTCAAAAACGCTTGACCGATAGACACTTTTACATCGTCAAAAATTGCTTTCAATGTGCGTTGACTGTTCGCCAGTCCATCGCTAGTGCGCATAAAGTCGCCTTGCGCATCATTGGTTTGTTTGTAAATCGCGGCTTGTGCTGCCAACACTTTTTGCTGTGATGTAAGCGCGCCTTTACCGTCATAAATACCGAGCGTCATTGCTTCCTGTTTAAGCACCGCGTCATTAAGCAAAACGCCGTAACGGCGCAACGGTTCAGATTCGCCGCGCAATGCCGCACCAATAGCAAGCACCGCTTCCTCAGGGCTTGTGTTATTGAACGATGCCAGGTCAGTTGAAAGGGTTACGAAATCGGTTGTAAATGTTGCTAGGTCTTCGCCTGCTAAACCTGCCGCTTTACCAAATGTGCCAAAAGTACCCGCGGCATCCAAAACGGCTTGCTTTGATTGGCCCAGGTTGCGGGCCGCACCGTCAGCAAAATCTTTGACGCTTTTAGACGCACGCCCGAAAACAACATTGACTTTTGAGGTTGCTTCCTGAAAATCTGATGCGGCTCGAATGGCTGGCGAAATGACTGAAGTGAAAGTGCCGATTGCGGCGGCCGCTGGTAGTACGGCTTTTTGCAATAGGAACATGGCTTTTGAACCTGTGCCTTGCAGGGTTGCAAATTCGGCTTTAGCGGCCTGAACGCCTTTCGGATTAAATTCCGAAATGATTGGAATTCTAATTGCCACTATTTACCACCAAATTCCTGTTCACATCGCTCATGACTTCGCCCACTAAGTCAAGCACAGCAAGTTGCACTTGTGCCGCATTGCCTTCGTACGCTGGCCACATTGCGCGTGACGCATTAGGCGCACCGTTTTTAATGAGGTTTTGCACGAATTGTGAACCTGGATTGGTTCGCCCTGCGATGTCGTAAATTGAACCCCAACCAGTTTTTTGCACAACAAAAAATGCGCCTACGGTTTCTGTCGCTGGGCGCGCTTTGCGTGTGTCAATCTTTGCGACTAAGCCTTTTGCCACTAAACCGCCATCCCAGCCCCCCAGACGGCCCGTAGGGCGTGCCATGCCCGACAATGGGGCAGACTTCGGAAACGCCAATTTGGCGGCCTGAACCACAGGCTTAACAATGTCTTTGTACCGTTTCGTATATTCGCGGCGCAATTTAGGGTTGATTTTGTTCAGTTCTTTTAACGCGGATTTCACGCCGTACACCTGAACCGAATTCGTTATCACCCGCGCCGCCTTTCTTTCGCCTGCTCATTCAAAACACTAATAACTGTTTGCAGGTCACGGGTGTCAAATTCGATGTGCGGCGGCCACCAACCGATTGAAACTAGTAGTTCGGCTAGTTGCTTTCGGTAAGTGCCGCGACCGTAGGGTTTGGGTTTGTCATGTCCACCGTTTCGATTTCCATGTCAGGGTGTGCATCCAACCATTTTTGCGGTGTCGCTTCCAAAGAATGACCCGATTTTTTTAGCATGAAATGTGCCCAAAAAACCATGTCCATAATTCCGATTCCGCGACCGTCAGAAACTTTGCGGTTTTCGGATTGTTCCCACATGGCAATGCACAACAGGTTGGTTGTTACAACGATGGGTGCATCGCCAGGGTTTTCAATGACCTTAATAACTAATTTCATTAACTTGCCTTTCGTGTCGGGCCGTTAGGCCGTAATTAACTAGCGGTGTAAGTGCCACCCGTAAAGGTCAAATCTACGGTTGACAATTCACCCAACGCACCGTTCACTACTGGCATTGATTCCAAATAGCAATTGGCAAGGGTGAAAGTTTTGGTAACTGCGCCTTCGGTAACGGTTGCAACAACGGTGGTTGCTGTTCCTACAAGTGCGGCAAGTGTTGCATAGGTTTCGCTTGCGGCGTATGACTGGAAAAGGGTCATCGTGCATTCGTTGTTGTAAAGGCCGCCCGTGTACAAACGGGAAGTATCTTTCAGCGTTGATTTGTCCAACTGCTCGCGCATGTTGGTGAACACAATTGCTGTGCACTGGTCGGAAAGGTCAACCGAGTTAACAGTGAGGGTTGTGATGTTGCTGAGAAAAGTTGTTGTCGCCATGTTGGTTTACTCCTTAGGTGTTTTCTTTATAGTAGGTGTTTTTTTGGTGCTGTCGGTGGATTCTTGAATAGCAATAAAACCGCCATCCAAAAGAGCTGAAATGTTAATCCCGGCAACTGGCACAAATTCTTCGCCAATTACCCCCACTTTTATTGACTTAATTACATATTTCATAAACTGCTCGCTTCCATGTTCACGATGACTTCATAGCAAGGATACAACGCCCCGCCAATCTCAATTGATGTAGGGCGGCCTTCGGTGATGGCCACATTTGCGCCTAATAGTTGCGCGGTCATGTTTAACAGTTTGCGCTGCGCATCCAGGTTGAATGGGCCAGGCACAATAAGTTGCACTGGAAAGGTCAATTGAATGCGTTTGTTTTTCATTAGCGGGGTGCTGAATGTTGGGGCGTTAATGAATGCGCACGCGCCCTGTATGTTGCGCGGGTCAGTTACAACAGGAATTGCAGGGCTAATGGATGTCAGCGCGGTAGCGAGATTGTCCAACGCTTTGTTCAGTAAGTCGGTATAGGCGGCTGGCATTTATGCAACCTGTGGGCGTTGAATACCTAGCAACTGTTGCACCATTGCTGACAATGCAACTGGCGGTTGTGAACCCATTTCATTAAACGATGAAAACGCATCCACTGAACCGCGTTGACGATAAAGCGCGCCGCCATACATAATTGTTCCGAGTTTCACATCCTGGCTGGGAACGGTCGTCAGCGAATCGAAATAGCCGCTTTCCTGTCGTCTGCGATACGCAAACTGGTTTGCCGCTGACGCGCAAATCGTTAGAAAGGATTGGTCAGCCGCTGTAGCGGTGGCCACATACAACCAGTCTGAAATGTCGTTTGCCGTAATCCAGGTGCAAACAGGCGCATATGCAACGCTTCCACTTGACGCGCCGCGGTCAACATTCAAACCTGTGCACGCATACAACACCTGGTTAGGGATTGGCGTGAACGGGTCAAAATCTAAATCGCCTTCGCTGTCAGTGCCTACATACAAGTATTCAGGCAATGCAACAACGGTGAAAGTTCCCGAAAATGGCGCGGCAATTCCGCTAACGGTTATTGACTGGCCGATTGCAATTTCTGAGGGGGTCAGTAATTGCAATACGGCGTAATTGTCAAGTAACTGTTTATGGGTGACGGTGTAGGTAGCCATTGGCGGTTAAGCCGCCTTTCGACTAAGCAACCGTGATTGCTTGAACGAACTGGCTTCCTGCAACCGCGGTTGGGTTTTGTGCATCCTGAACGAAAGTTGCAAAGTAACCGTAGTAAGAGAAAGTGCGGGCCAACAGGTCAGGCACTTCCACTGAACGCATTCCTTGCTGTGCTTCGTAGAATTCTACGGCTGGGGCATGAACTACAAGCATTGTTCCGCTTGCGGCGTTGCCGTCAACGACAATTTCCAATCCGAGTGGGTTCATTCCCGACCACGAGGCCGCTGAACCTGCACCGAGGGTGTTCTGACCAATAAGGCCAGGTGCGCCGATGGCTGGGAAAACTGGTCGATTTACATCGTCTACCTGACTGCCCAATTTTTTCCATACATCAACTGAAACCACAAGATGAGTTGGGAAAAGGTTAGTGGTTGCTGAAATGTTTTCGGCAGCACCGTAGATTCCTGTGATGAGTGAAGATACATCGCCTGCGGTAACAGTCCAGGTGTAACCCGATGCCTGCTTTTGCGAAACGAGGTAATCAACTGCAATGTCGTTCGTTTGCTTCAAGTACTGGCCTGCGAGGTCATTCAAAATAACATTCATTGCCGCTGGGTCTGTGAAGTCCATTGTCTGTTGTGAAATCTGAATTGAACCAGCAACAGTTTGACGGGTCACCGTGTTTGCGGCAAGAACCATTGTTTGCGAGGTAACTGCCGTTCCCTGCGTGGTCTGCTTACCAGCCGCGGTTGGGGTGCTTATTGATGGCCTTGTAAAA